CTATCAGCATCAATCTTTTAATAAGATTGGTGTTTTTTATGCTCGGAGAAATCCGGGTATTTATAATGCCTAAAATTAGGAGAGGAGGAAGCCTATGGCAAACAGAATACAGGGCATTACGGTTGAAATCGGTGGGGATACTACCAAACTGCAGACTGCCCTTAAGGGTGTCAATTCTGAGATAAAGAATACACAAAGAGACCTAAAAGATGTCGATAGGCTCCTCAAACTAGATCCTAATAACACTGAACTGTTGGCTCAAAAGCAGAGATTGCTGGCAGAGGAAATTGGTAGTACGAAAGAGAAACTAGAAACATTAAAGACAGCAGCTGAACAGGCCAACACAGCACTTAAGAATGGAGAGATTAACCAGCAACAGTACGATGCTTTACAGCGTGAGATTATAGAAACCGAGAATGAATTAAAAAAGTTAGAAGATATCGCAAAGGAATGTAATGCATCCTTTAGTAAATCCCTAACAGCGGCAGGTGAGGCAATAAAGGGTGTTGGAGATAAAGCTACTAAGGCAGGTACATCACTGACAAAAAATGTAACAGCACCTATTGCCGCAATAGGTGTAGCTTCGATAGCAGCGTTTAGTGTGGTTGATGCTGGGCTTGATATTGTTACCACAAAAACCGGTGCGACTGGAGAGGCATTAAAAGGGCTGCAGGGCTCTATGAAAAATGTGTATGGGAGTGTTGCAGTATCAGCTGAAGAAGCTGGAACAGCGGTTGGTGAGGTTAATACAAGGTTTGGATTAACCGGAGAAAAGCTGGAAGATATCTCTGTGGAGTTCTTAAAGTTTGCACAGATAAACGGTACTGACTTAAATACCGCAATAGACTCTGTAGATTCTATTATGAAGAAGTTTGGTGTTGATACAAGCCAGACTTCAAATGTTCTTGGGCTTATGACAAAGGCAGGCCAGAACACAGGCATATCAATGGATACATTAGAGTCAGTGCTTACAACTAATGGTGCTGCATTAAAGGAGATGGGGGTTGATTTATCAAGTTCTGTTAATCTTTTAGCACAAATGGAAGCAAGCGGTGTGGATACCGGTGTAGCTATGGCAGGACTTAAAAAGGCAGTACAAAATGCCACAAAGGAAGGAAAATCTACTGATCAGGCTCTAGCTGAAACTATTGTGAAGATAAAGAATGCATCATCTGAAACAGAGGCACTTTCAATTGCAGCAGGGCTTTTTGGTTCAAAGGGTGCTGCTGAAATGGCACAGGGCATTAGAGAGGGCAGGATATCACTTGATGGATTGTCTGCATCTTTATCCACTTATGCTGGTGTGGTAGACAGTACTTACACAGATACACAGGACGCCACAGACCAGGCTAAGCTTGCGCTGAATAACCTAAAGATTGCAGGAACAGAGCTTGCGGCATCAGCATTTAGTGCAATTGCACCTGCTTTACAAAGCCTTATAGGAAAACTCCAAGACTTAGTTAAATGGTTTTCAGGTCTAGATGAAAGCACCAAAAGGACTATTGTTACGATTGCCGGTATTGTATCAGCGGTAGGTCCCGTACTTGTGATTGTTGGAAAAATAATATCAGCAGTGGGAACAATTATAACGGTTATACCAAAGTTAGGAGCAGCACTTAAGGCAGTACAGGGAGCTATGGCCGCATTTAATGCTGTATGTGCAGCAAACCCGTATGTGCTTATTATAGCCGCTATTGTGGCTTTAATTGCCATATTTGTCACTCTTTGGAATAAATGCGATGGATTTAGGGAATTCTGGATTAACTTATGGGAAGGGATAAAGTCTGTAGTTTCTACAGCAATAGAAGGAATAAAGTCATTCTTTGGTAAGATTATTGATTTTGTTAAGAATAACTGGCAGGGATTGCTGCTTTTATTAGTAAATCCATTTGCAGGTGCTTTTAAGCTTTTATACGACAACTGTGAAGGCTTTAGAAATCTTATTGATGGAGCCTTGGAGAAAATTAAAACCGCAATTTCAAGCACATGGAGTGCGATAAAAACTGGCATCACAGCTGTTTGGAAGGCAATATCAAACTTTTTTACAACAATACTTACAGCTATTAAAAATACATTTACAACTGTATGGAATGCAATCAAGATGGCAGTAACAACTGTTGTAAATGCAATAAAGACTGTGATAACAACTGTGTGGAATGCTGTAAAAGAAGTTATTCTGACGGTTATGAATGCTATTAAAAATACGATAAGCAATATCTGGAATGGTATCAAAAACACCATTACATCAATTGTAAATGGAATTAAGACTACCGTAGGAAACATATTTAATAACATACTTTCAGGAATTAAAACTACCGTAGGAGGCATAGCATCGGTGGTAAAAAATGGTTTTCAAACTGCCATTAACTTTATCAAAGGACTGCCTTCACAGGCTTTGCAGTGGGGGAAGGATATGATTATGGGAATTGTAAATGGCATAAAGAGCTGTATTGGTGCAGTAGGTGATGCGGTAAAAGGTGTGACTAATAAGATTAAGAGCTTCCTTCATTTCTCAGTCCCAGACGAAGGTCCTCTTACAGACTACGAATCATGGATGCCGGACTTTATGGCTGGCCTAGCTAAAGGGGTTGATAGAAACAAAGGCATAGTATCAAGGGCAATTGAAGGTGTATCAAATGATATGGTCATCAGCCCTAAGATGGCTAATGTCGGGATGGGAGTAAATGCAGGCACTCAGACTTCATCAGCAAATACAGTAGACATTGTTAGTGCAATTAAAAGTGCCATGGCTGGTATTGTTGGTGGAGGCGGTGATACAGTCATTCCGGTTTATATTGGTGGCACACAGCTTGATGAAATAATAATAACTGCAGAACAGAGAGCAAATCTTAGAAGTGGAGGCAGGTAGAATGGCTTTTATTCAGTATTTGAACATAAATGGAGAAAACCTGCCACTCCCTGTTTCTTATTCCTTTGAATTAAAGGATATACAGGCTGATTCATCCGGAGAGACAGAGGCAGGGACAACGCAGAGAGATGTAGTAAGAAGTGGAGTGGTTAACATTCAGGTCAGCTTTCAAGTGAGTGCAGGCTGGCTTAAAAAGCTATCGGCATTTCGCAGGCTGCCTATTATGAATGTAAGATATTTTGATTCTGAGACATTAAGCTATAAAGAAACAAAAATGTATATTGAGGGTTTTAAGAGTTCATTAGAAAAGGATACTTCTTATAAAAGCTTATGGAATGTGGAATTTGACTTGATGGAATATTAGAGGGAGGGTTTTTATGTATGCCGTTTCAGATGAATACAAAAAAATGATTACAAAGCCCTCCAGATGTTTCTCCTGGTCAGGGAAAATCGTCACGAAGGATAAGAAAGAGTATTTATTTGAGAATAAAGACATTGTTAAAGGCTCCGGTTATGTTACAAGGCAGTGTTCAGGCTCATCTGAGGTAGAACTTGGAACAGTATATTCCGCAGAACTAGGCATTTCTTTATTCTCTGATATAGACCGCTATACCTTAGAAGATGCTCGTATTACGCTTGACTTTCATTTGCAGCTTGAGAGCGGAGTCATAGAAACAATTCCTATGGGAGTATTTTATATTGCCGAGGCAAACCGTAGGGTTAAAACATTAGAGATTAAAGCATACGATTCAATGCTTAAACTAAATAAGAACTTTAACAAAGGCTTATCCAGTGCACAGCCATATGATTTTTTATCCATTTTATCAAAGTCATGTAAAGTAGAACTTGCACAGACAAAAGAAGAAATAGAGACACTTACCAATGGAGAAGAACTATTTGGAATATATCAGGAAAATGATATTGAGACTTGGAGGGACTTTTTATTTTATCTGGCTCAAGCACTAGGCTGTTTTGCAACAATAGATAGGCATGGCAAGTTACTGCTCGTGCCTTTTAAGGATACACCGGTAAAGATTATTGATAGCAGGCACCGATTTACCAGCAGTTTCTCAGACTTTGTTACCAAATATACAGCAGTAAGTTCAACAAATAAGAAAAATGAAAAAGCAGAGTATTTTGCTAAGGAGCAGGATGATGGATTGACCATGAACCTTGGAGTCAATCCTTTACTGCAGTTTGGACTTGAGGAAACAAGAAAAAGGATCTTAAAAGGGATTTTGGAAGCAGTCTCGGTGGTTGAATATGTACCTTTTGACTCTGATACCATAGGAGATCCTGCACTTGATTTGGGGGATGTTTTACAGTTTACAGGCGGTCACGCAGATAGGACTAAAAAGGCTGCTATTACAGCACTCACCACAAGGATTAATGGAAAACAGTCTGTTAAATGTGTTGGTAAAAACCCAAAGTTAGCAGGAGCAAAGAGTAAGAATGATAAGAACCTGGTCGGCCTTCTAAACTCAATTGGAGAAACAAGACAAAGCATATATACTTTTACGAATGCACTGGCCTTGGAAGTTGGAGCAGAAAAGACACCTGTAATTAATATAGAGTTTGCATCCGGAGATAAGATAAATGCAGAGTTTAATGCACAGTGTGTATTAAAGGTAACAAGCAATCAAAGTGTAAGAACCATAAATGCAGAAACAGCAGTAGAGCTTGCCGGAGAATCAAAAGTTATATCGTTTCCACTCACCTTTGATGAAGACGGCAAGTCAGAGATTACAGTCTATTATGTACTGGATGGGCATGAAATAGAGCAGTTTCATCCCAAGGAAACATGGCTTAGCGGAAACCACCTGCTTGCCCTTTATTATCCGCTTATGGAAATGGAAGCAAATCAGATGCATACCTTTGAAGTGCTTATGTTGGTGAAGAATGGAAAAGCACATATTGACGGACAGAATATAATGGCAACAATATCGGGACAGGGACTTGGTGTTCAGGACAGATGGGACGGAAGAATTAAAGCAGAGGATACATTAAAGAATATTGCTATCAGAGGAGTTACTCCGTTTAAGCTAAAGGATAATATGAATATTCATATGAGCACTGCCAAAAATGATGGATTGGCAGATAGTTTAGGGGCCGTTTTATTATCCGGTGTGCAGATGCATGAATTACAGGATGAACTAAGACTGTTTTCAAAAATCGTTCAAGATGTAATTGGTACAGAAGATAGAAAGAAGATGGGATATAACAGGCGGTACGTGATTGATGAAGACAAGTTTTCACTGCGTAAAGATTATACGGTTACAGGAGGTGAAGAAAAGAGGCTAAACAGAGGCCGAATGACAAAGCTTACTATACCGACAGAGGAATTATCAAGTTTAACAGCAATAGAAGTACTCCCATTTGAGACCTTGCCATTTGTTAATGCGAAAAGGACATATTCTTCAAACTTAACTCTTACTGACTATATGGAGATTGTTAATGGAAAAGCAGTATTGAAGGGAAAGGTTGTAAAGCTTATTTATGGCAGGGATGTGGAGATAGACAGGGGAAGGCTTGCCGCATTTAAGCTGGACACAGATAAAATGAAAGAAGTAGATGAGATGGAGGTAGCAAATGTCTGATTATGATACAATCACTGAAATATTTAGCAGTACAGCCAATATGACGATACTAAGGGACAATTCACTGCTGGATGATGGAACAGATACAGTTACAGGTGTTGATTGGTTCCGGTACAATGGGAGAACTGTTTCAACCTTGTATGTTAGCGGAAATTCATAGATTGGCTTTGGTGATAATGCAGAACACCTCCGCATTATTAGAAGAGATGCAGACCTTATGACACTAAGAAGAGAGGAAGGACTATTGTGGGGGAAGTACCGTTTCTTCAGAGTAAGATGGGAGGGGTTTTCAGTACACAACAATAGAAGTGATGATACAAAAATGGTCTGGGACTGTCTGTTGCTTGATACAGGAGATATTTGTGTTAATTTTGAGGTTATACCTACTAACGGCAGTTACCTTGCAGAGTCAACCCTTGTTACAGCTAATGGTACACTACAGTTCATCCCACTCTCTGGAAAGGGAATCTGTTTTAAAGCACAGGATGCAACAGGTGAAAAGTTCATATATCAAGACCATCTGCTTGTACTCATGGATCCTTATAACCGAAGGTATCTTATAACTGATAAAACAGATGAACTTTATACGGTATCTGAAAACACCTTGTTAAAACTTGATGAAACAGAGCTTAACGCTGAACTTTTTGAAAAATATGGTGTACAGGACATACCGGCAGGTACGCTGTTGCTTTCGCTTAAAAATCCAACAATTTTATACTGGCATGATTCAGAGAACAGTTTTCCCCCGTTTAAGGCAACTTATAAAGGACTGCCTGCACCACAGATACTGTATTCTGAAAATATAGATATGTCGGATTCAAGTATCCTTGGCATTGAGAAGGTAAGTGTTGACTGTGATGAAA